CACCCATAAAACACACCAACACACTAGGGACACGTATATCAACATGCGTTCCCACTCCTCCTCGACCCCCAAACACGCTAAGAACAAATATAAAACACCGGTCATGAGCAGCCCGTATCGGCCGCGGTCCTCGCCCCGCATCCACTCCCTAAGTAGGGTTCCGTAGACATAGACGGCGAAGCCCGCGACGTACCACAGGACAGCCTCAGGGCCATGTTCTGAAATGTCCCTAAGCAGTAAACCTGCCATAAAAATATAGTGAGGATCTCGCATGAGTTCCGCGAGCCTCACAAACATAGGACCCAAGAACAAAGTCGCAATCATCTCAAAAGTTGGGCCAATGGCCGGAGGAGATAATCGGACAGCATATGAATCCGTGCAGCACGATGTCGTCCGCGAACGCTCTGAACGCGTCCACCGTCGTGTCCACCGTGACGGAGGTGGTGTTGCCATTGTCCGTCAACGAGTACGCAACCACCAGCGTCTCGTACGGAACGGTCGTGGCCGTGGGAGCACACGGCCCCTGTGCCGTAGCGGCCGTGCTTCGCCACGGCCACATGTCGCGGTACGGAACGACCGCGCCGGCGAGCTCGCCATTCCCTTTGAACACGCTTGTGCCTGTGTTGTCAAGGTTCCCCCAGCCTGAAACGGAGTCGTAGCGTTGCGCCATACGCTGGAAGCCAGTCACACCGGGCCCGGAAACGACGCCGACGATGTTGGAGACCAACGTCGATATGGCGCCGTACGCCACCCAACCCACCATGCCAACTGTGAACAGCCAACCGAGCACGACGCTCTGAGCCGAGGGATATGTGACGAACCTGATCTTGGCCCCTCCCCTGTACACCGAGTAACACTTGTACGCATACTCCCATGGGGTCGCACTCCGCTGGCGATAGGTGACTCCCAACAGGCTGTTCGAAAGAACTGAGCCGTCCCATCCCCATGGGGGAATGGCGAAGGCCCCGCTCGCTGAAACGTCGGCGTTATTTTGCTTGCACGGAGAAAATGAGAAGCTGGGCCAATACCTCGTGAGCAGTTGCCGCAGGTGCGTCGTAGTTTCACTTTGGGCGTACACGATGTCCTGCACGTCGCCCTGATCTGGCACGGACATGCCATACACCGTCTTTGAGGTGTATTGCAGATTGTTCAGCAATCTCACGCTGGGCCGGAAGAAGGCGAGCTCCTTCCATCGAATGAACACCTTAACTCCGATACTCGTGACGGCTTGGTTGGATACAAGCGGGCTGTCCACGAGCACGATGACCACGCCGTTGTTGCAGCCAGCTGAGAATGTATTTGCTGCATACGTTGTGGCTGGGAATGCTGAGAAGGTGGCCGGCGCACATAGCGCCGTTGGAAAATCATGCCATCCCACCTCGAGCGTGCACTCCGTGCCCTGCGCAATGTCCAGAATGCATGAGTAGAACGAGTTGCGATCCAGAAACGTGCCCACCGACCCCGTGCCCGGGGCCCAGTAAATTTTGAGCCGTCCAACGTCGAGGCTTCCGGCGAAAGCCATGACTTTTAGCTCGGCTTTGCCGCGCCAGAACGAATGCGCCAGGCCTACCACGCTATTGGGCTGCGGGCAATAGCCCAACGACGCATCCAGGCCTGCGTCGACCGTATACGGCGACACGGGTATAGTCATTAGGACAGAGCCGTACGCCGCCGTCGTCGCCCACTCTGAACCCAGAGAGGATCCTGCGACTATGGACCATCGGCTCGCCAAAAACCCGAGCGACATTTGGTCCTCCGCTGGCCAACCACCGGCACTCGGCGATGGCGACGTAGATGCCGCTGAGTCAGTACTGAGCACGAATATTGGGTCATTCACGTTGGACGCCGTTAGATCCGCATTTGGTGCTTGCGCCATTAACATCGGAGCCACGCGCTCAGCGGGCCTGCCAAACCCGAGCGCCGCGGCTATCGACGAGACCCCCTGGGCGAGGTAGGACGCCGGAAGTGTGTAGGGGGCGATCGCCGGCACCAACGATGACACGGCTCCCAGCGCTTTGGCGATGATACCCGCCGTACGTGAGTAAACCCCTTGAGTCGTGACCTCGCTTTTCATGGTGACCGTGTATGCCGTGAAATCAGTCGGGGAATAGAAGTCACCCTTGATGAGGCTCGCCCTAATGATTAGCGGGACCGTCGGGGCGGTCGCCAGTGAACAATGCGTCAATGGTGAGAGCAACGCCAAGAAGAGCCATGGCGTGCTCTGCGTCCCGAGAACTCCCGCGCCGGCGGTCATGTCAACGATGCTACCAGCGGCATTGATAAGCGGTATGTCGAAGGTCTCGGTGAAGGCTCCACTCAGGTTGACCACCTTGGACTCCATCTGGGCGATTTGGTGTGGATACACGTTGGTCTGCGCAGCCCTCCAGCTGCGCGACGATGGGGCGAAGCCTATGACCATAGCTCCCCTGTGCAGCGGCGTGGCCGCCACCTGGATCTGCACTCGCAACACCCCGCCGCGTAGAAACCTGTTGTTGGCCCACTTGCGGAGCATCGCCGGCTGCTGCGCCCAAAAGTCGAACGGGTTTATGGACAGGAAGTACCCGTTCGTGGCATTGGTGCTCGTTGACGCTATGTTGGCAGCCGTGAGTAGCGTGACCCGGTTAAACCAATCCGCCTGCACCCCGACCGAGGCAGACGTTCCGGCGTCGCTCGGTTGAAGAGTCACCGCACTCTCTCCAACGCTGTCGATCGTCGCGGTCGCTTGCGTGGTCTGCAGCGCCCCACTGCTGGCCAAGTTTAGCGACTCCTCCTGGGCCGCGGTGCGCTGAATGCGTTTGACGCCGAGCCTCGGTGCGAACATTATCAGTAGCAAGATGAGAAGTAGCTTCGTCAACTTGTCCCACAAAGAGCGCAGACTGTTCAAGAGATCTTGATAGGCCTTCCTACGCTCCCTCACTGAGTTGGTGAGGGAGGAGAAGACGGCGTCGACTTTCTCTGGCGGGGCGCGCGCTAGGTTGACTGTGTCGATCTCGACATTGTCCCTGGTGCGCGCATACTCTGAGATCGCATCCAGGAAGTTGTTCAACTTCTGCATCCAATTGTAGGCCGCTCTGGCGATCCAGAATAGAAACATGTAATACAGGATCAGCAGGAACGCCGCCGTCGCGACGCCGACGGATGCGAAGTTGACCTGCTTAGCCGTCGGACTGACGCGCTTGACGCCGGAGCTCTCTTGTGGCGCCACGTCCAACTGGCCGCCGGAGTCATATGTCTTGAGCTTGCCCTGCGTCCACTCTTCGTGCAACTCCGCGTAACTGAGGAAGCGCACGCGCAACAGGCTGTCATCGGGCATTATGATCGGCTCACGGCTGAGAACAGATTGAAACGCATCGAACGCCTCCCTGCCGTGCATGAATAGCTCACGCTGTGCGTTCATGAGGATGCCATCGCAGTATACCGAATCCGCCACGGATCCACTCGCTGGGATGACGTGCATGCTCTTGGCGATGCGGTCCAGTCCGAGCGGCGCCGCGTATAGCCACCCATTGCCGTACGCGACCGGTTCAAATCTGCGTTGTAAAAACACTGCGTCGCGTAGCGGCTTGAAGTCGTCTGCGAAGTCCAGAGTTTTGTTGGCCGTGGTATACACGTGGCCGGAGGGCTTCAAAGCCTCGTTGATCGTGCGAGCGTTGTACCACTGACGTATGGAAGGCGCGCACGCCCTGACGTGGTCGTCGCCCACCGACGGAGCGAACACCACTCCCCTAAATGGTTGGGGCGCCAGCACTCCCGCTTTGGCAGCACAAATGTAGTACGCCACGCACAGGATGATAAACAGCTCGAGGCAATTGAAGAAGTCGGTAGCGAACTCGCCGGAGAACCTTCCTTGCAGGCACAGAATGAGGAGACCATCTAGGTGAATGAGGCAGAAGCCGCTGGCGTACACCAGCCGCTCCACCACGGCCACCTCGTCCGTCGGGTAGCCCACCCGCACGGCCACCGCGCCGAAAATGGCGCTTTCCACGTCTCTGGTATCGTTGCCCTCCTCCAAGTCCATAAACTTGAGGTCCCCGTCTGAGACCTGCCCGTCCTCTGCATACTTAAGCAGTAAGTTCGCCAGCGCGCCCCATTGCCTAGGGTCGGCCGCGTTGACTCCGATAGCTGAAGTACTGCATTCCGCGCCGGTTCTCAGGAGTGCGAGCACCAACGGGGCAAAGTAGGCGCGCTGAACGATGAGCACCGCGAATGCTGTGGGGGAGATGTGGCGAGTTAAACCCGCCGCCGCCTTATCCCACTTCCGCAACTCAGCTTTGAGCATCGTGACGAATTCAGCGGGCGGAACCCTATCCTCCCGCAGCGCTAGGTCATACTCCTCCACCGCTTTAAGCAGTTCAGGGCTCAGGCTCTTGCTCTCCACGTCAACATGTTGATACTTCTTCCCACCCTCGATGCCCGCGGATCTGTTGAGGTCCAGGGCCGGGACTCCCCGTTCCGGACAGCCGAACACCGCCTGACTCCAAGTCAGCCGCCCGGTGCCACCGGGCTGACCGCTGAGGTCTGGCAGCCCAGCCAAGTACTCCAACCCCGCAAGGCGCAGAAGTTCTGGCGGAAGGAACGAGTCCCCTCCCATGGGTTCGACTTTATTGAGGTTCGGATCGAACCACTCCAAACCCTCTTCCTTGTTGACACCCAAGAATGGTTCGAACGGCGGCACGACATACTCGGCTCCGCCCGCCAAGCGGACCCACTCCTTAAGTTTGGGCATCGCTTCAGTGGCCGGGTTCAACCTGAAGCGCCCCTTGTGGGACACCCTCTTGTTGGACTTACCCAATAGTATGAACCTCTCGGACCCATCGAAATTACGCAGCCAACTCTTGTAGTGCGGCACTCCTGGGACTTGCACCACCTTGGTGAAATCCATGCCACCCGTGTGAATAATGCCAGTCTGACTATGGGTGATGATGCGCAGCGCGTCCTCGATATCCGGCCACTTGGGCATGTCGACGACCGCCCGCACCGGGTCGAACGTTACGTCGTTGCCGGAGATTAAGCCGCCGATGACCGCACCACGCCCGGCCGCGCTAAGCACGACCGGCGCGCCGCTCATGGTCTCTTGAGAAGGAGCCATGAGATGATAGGTCAGCCCCATACCCAGGATCGTGTCCCCGTCCACAACGGCGTCGAATTTGCCAGAGGACGCCACGATCGTGTTTTCCCTGACAAACCCACGACCCTGCGGCCGCCAAATGTAGGCTTTGGTCCCATACTGCGGCTGGCCGCTCGAGATTTCCGTCGGAAAAAATTGGCGCAGTGGACTACGTGGTAGGCCCACAATGTTCATGGCGCAGACGTCGCTGACGTCCACACGCGCGACGTTGATGCCGACGGTAAATGGATGCCACCTTTCGCCGAAAGCCTTCTCCTCCGGAACTCTGGCGTGCACACGGATGCGGCCGCTAACAACGTTCGAATATGAAAAAACGTGCCATGCCGTCAGATACCACGTACGCCCAATGCACAGAGCCGTGGCATAGCGCGTGAACGTATTCCCAGAGGCCGTGAGACACTCCACTGTTATGGCGAACGTGTTGCTCTCCACCAGTTTGATCAGGGCCTCCGTGCCGGTATCTGATATGGCCTTGGGCAGCAACTCTTTGGATATGCTGCTCAGGACCACTTTCTTCACCGCCTCCTCCTTCCAGTTCGCATGTAATTCCGGGGGCGCTCTCAACTTCTCCTTTAGCTCCTTGAACCACCCCACGGGGTTTTCCTTTATGGTCTTTCGATACTCATCATAGGACATGCCATAGCGCGGTCCTTCCCCGTTGGTGGGATTGACTTTCTTGGCGCCAATTTCCGCTTCGCTTTCGATTTTGCTTTCAACCAGTCGCTCGGTGCGCAACCAATACACGTACGCGGCGAAGGCCGCCGCCGCTAAGGGCACGACTGCGAAAAATGCGCGCTTCGACGCGTAGGATTTGACGCTGCACAAGGTAGCGTTGTGCTTAGATCGCCACATAAAAAGGGCCAGTTGTGCCATGGGTGGGAGGAAGCTTGAGACCAGCAAAACGCCGACCGCATCGTCCACGGTGTTAACGAACATGACGGCTAACTTCTCCAATTTGGACTCCGCCTGTTGCGCCCCATCAACCAGCATCGTGTTGGCGGCCTTGTCGGCAGTCTCCCACAGGAATTTTAGTCCTGCCATGATGAAGAGCAGAATACTTATCCAAAACGCGTTGTTGTAGAATAAGAAGAATATCGCGGCGTAGACGCACGCTCCGCGCGCTGCGTATCCCCAATCCTGCCACGGCGCGTTGGCGTACGTGTAGTCCCCGATGGCCATCGAAGCCTCCGATAGCCCGACATGGACCCACGCCTCCGGTATGGCCGTGTAATTGGAAATCGTCTCCGTCAGTGCCGTCGGTTTCGTCTTCTTCAACCCCTTGACAACCTCCAATGCGCGCTTCTTGTCGCGCATGGCATGCATGGAGTCCGAATATTCACTGATTATAGTCTCAAGTGCGGCCGCTTGGAGTGGCGTCTCCTCGCCACGTGAGGCTTCACAACACTTGGTAATCATGTCCGCTCGTTGCTTGGTGCCATCGATGTACCGTTTGTTGTTGATCAGGAAGTCGACGACCATCGGAAATATCGCGGCAACGAACTCCTTGACCGTCGAGAACCTGGCGACCACCCGCCAGTGCACGCACGTACCGGACTTGACGATGGGCACGCGGATTTCTCCGATCCACAGTGGGGTGTTCTCCTTAGCATCGGCCAATATGGCCGGGTTGATTTCCGCAGATCCCTCCTCGCGTAGCGCGCTGGGGTGCGCTTTGATAACCACCATGCCGGCGAGGCGCCTAAACAATGCGCTCGGCGTCGCCAGCATGCCGTCCACGCCGAGATCCTCGACATTGGAAGTCAACACTGTGGCATATTGCGCACAGTACATCTTTCCGATCTTGTTAAGGTCAGCCATGGGCAGATTATAGGCGGCTTCTCCCATGAGTTTGAGGAGGTTGCCGAAGGATGTGCCTTCGACCTTGTCTTTGCTGACAGCCCCGACCTCGTCCATGATGATAAAACGCTGTAGACGCGCATCATAGTCATCCCTGAACGAAAAACTGGCTTCATGTGTGTGTTCCATGTAACTGTCGTACTCCACGTTGATCGCAGAGCAGAACACGCGGAAAAAAGCCGTGGTAAGGAAAGTTTTCCCGAGCCCCGGAGAGCCCACCACGGCTATATTCATTGGGCGGGGACGACCAGTCGGCGCATACCACGTACTCATGCACTCATTAGCTTTGATGCGCAGAGCGGCAATCGCCTTCATGGCCTGGGCCTTCTCGAAGCCCGGCTGCAGAGAGCGCCACATGAGTTCGAGCGCCGCTTCAGCACGTTGGAGATTTCCCAATCTGCTCAGGATCTGCGCTTCCCCTTCGCCGTCTCCCGGAATTTGCTGAGGCGTCATTTGACAATACTGCATGGCCAGACGCACCTCCTCAATGTTCGAGGTGGTGCGAAAGAACGGCTCCAGCGATCGTTCCCGGAAAGCCTCCATGCTGCGACAAACCAGATCCCACGCGCCGGTGAGTGCGTGGTCAATAATGTCGCCGGCAAGGACTTTGGTCCTGCTGCAATACTTCATCACGAACTTCGGCAGTAAGGCCTCTGTGACACTGGCGCTGGCAGACAGTCCCAACAGCCTGCTCGCGACCCATAGGATATTGCCGATCCACTTTGGCATGTTGTCAGCCACCTCGCCCTTGAGCAAGGCGGCTGAGAGGTCGGACATGGAAAACGACGCGCCGAACATCGTTGGTTGGTAAGAGAAGTACTTAAGGAGTGTCTTGGTGATCTCCTCTAGGTGGTCAACGCACCATTTTTGGTTGGATAAAACCGTATTCACAAAAGTAATGCACGCATTAACCCTAGTCCTGTAAGACTCCGGGTTTTCAGACACGACGGACAAAGCAGTCAAAACGTTTAAAACCTGAATATGGGAGACATGACGCCCGAGAGCCCTGCACAGAAGGCGCACCGGCGCACTCAGGGGCCCATAGGTGGAGTCAAACCCACCGATTTCACCGGCAGTCGGTACAACCTGCTTGCTCCCACGCGTCGCTGTCGCTTGATGCGCAACGTCGTGGGCATGCTCACAAACGCGCAGCGCCACCATCGCAATCGTGGCCGCCGGCGCGAGCTGCGGGACGACGAGGCTCAGCGTGCAAGTGATGCAGCAACCCGTCTCGAAAACCCCGACGAGCACGTGGCTCGCCAAGTCCGCCATCTGGATCGTGGACAGGCCCTCTTCCACCTCGGAGAGGTCCTTCTGAAGTTGATCCAGCATGAACTGCGAAACGTTGAACCGATCCGCCAGCTCCATGAGCCGAGCTTGTGCAACCCGCGCATGGTCTGGAGATCTGGTTTGTGCGGCGGCCGGTTGTGAGACCGGTCGCCTAGTCGGCTGCATCACCGGATGGGGTAACTCCCCATCCGAGAGCCGGTGCACATGAATATATGGTGACAGCTCCTTGGAGTCGTCGTTTTTAGCGGTCTGCATGGTCGGACACACGCGTTTAACGGCGCGCACGCACACGACCACGCCGCCGCGAAGTCGTTGGCGCGTCGCGCGCCTCGTGGCACGCCAGCGCATGTGGTGACTGGCACGGCGACGTTCAAGCCGCAGCACTCGCGCGAGTCTCTTGCGAGTCACGATTGTCGGCAGCCTGTCCGCCGCCTGCTCCGCGACTTGGACGTCAATCACGAATCTGTGTGGATTCCAGTCCACCTGCAATGGTCGCATGCCCTCGAGGCGCTGCTGCCATCGCTCGTCATCCTCGCGGTCCATCCACCGCTCCCAAGCGGTGGCTGCGAGGTCCACGAGCGCGGCCTTGCGCCCACCGATGTCGACCTCCAGTGCCGACGCCGCTTCCTCGAGCTTACGAGCGTCCTCCTGACGCTTGCTCTCTAGCGATAACTCTCGCACACGGACCAATTGGTCATCCTCCGACATGGCCGAGAAAAGCAACTCGGCAATCTTCCGATCTTCGGAAAGCACGTCGGCTTGGTCCGCGCACGCCACGACCTCGGCGTTCTCCTGGGGCACGACGACGGCGATGGCATCCCAATTGTGGGACACCACCGCCAAGGGTTGAACTGCGTGGAACCGCACGGCTGCGTGCCGCCTCTCGGCAGCCTGCAAGCGCTCTTCAGCGCGAGCAAACATGTCGATGGCGACCTGCAACGTAGCGGCGCCGCTCAGGTTGAGCGGCATTGGGCCAGAGGACTCGAGCGCTTGCGCGCTCACCATGAAAGCGGGAGAGGACACCATGCTCGGGGTTTCACCGAGCGACCTTGCTGCGACAGAGGACTCGAGAGCCGGGGGGTTAGCCCAGCTCTGTCCAGCCTGCACGGAGGGTTGCTCCGCAGGCTGCATTTCGCGCCGTTTGAGGAAGGTGCCCCTTGAGGTCAAAGACACACAGGCGGGCGAGACTGCAATTCGCAGCCCTTCAAAACCTGAGTGTACCCAAAGCCCTAGTACCGGTTTGTATGGAAACCGAGATGCGCGCCGGGCGCGAAGCATCTATAGAAAACCAAAAGAACAGTGGTCCGCGTCGGTCTATTCCCGACTGTCAAGAACTCGACTTGAAAAACGAGAGCCATCGTGGCATGAACGCCACAACTAGCTCCCAAAAAATCCCCCCCTTCTAAGG